TCGGAACTCACACCGTCCGGTAGGCCACAGGTGGACGAGAGGACGCTTGAGGAGAACAAACATATACCGGAGGCTGTCCTTGTACTTGAGTACCTACTCTTACAAAAGCGATACGCACAAGTATCCTCTTGGATAGAACACGTACAGGACGACGGTAGGGTACACGGCAGAGTAACAACTAACGGTGCTATCACAGGACGTATGACGCACCAGAATCCCAACATGGCACAGGTTCCATCTAGTAACTCTCAGTTTGGCAAGGAGTGTCGTGACTGCTGGATTGTACCAGAGGGACGTAGGCTAGTGGGTGTTGACGCCAGTGGACTAGAACTACGGATGCTTGCTCACTACATGGGCGACGAGGAGTTTACAAATGTCTTGCTTAGAGACGACATTCACACCAGAAATCAAACTGCTGCAGGACTTGCAACAAGACCTCAGGCAAAGACTTTCATCTACGCTTTCCTCTACGGAGCAGGGGACGCCAAAATTGGAAGCATCGTCGGAGGATCTGCGCGAGATGGCAATGAACTTAGGACACGCTTTCTACGAAATACACCTGCTCTTGAAACTCTACGAGACAGAGTTGGAAAGGCGTCTAGGAAGGGTCACCTCGTTGGACTTGATGGAAGAAAGCTCTGGGTCAGATCAGAACATAGTGCACTGAACACTTTGTTACAGGCGGCTGGTGCAATCATTATGAAGAGGGCTTTGGTTCTTCTGGATGACTACGCGACACAGCACAGCATTGATTACAAGTTTGTGGGGAACGTACATGACGAGATACAATCGGAGGTGGCTACAGAACAAGCAGAGAAGTACGGCTGGCTCGCAGTCGAGTGCATCAAGGCGGCTGGCATTTCTTTTGAACTCAGATGCCCACTCGACGGAGAGTACCAGATTGGGTCAACGTGGTCGGAGACTCACTGATGAAGATTACAGACAGCAATAGAGTAGGAGACGTTGCAGAGTTTTACGCAGTGACTTGGCTCTGGGACAACGGATACGAGGTGTTCTTGAACCCCGGAGCAACAGGCTTTGCTGACATGGTGGCATGGAAAGATGGTGAGTGTATCTTGATTGATATTAAAACCCTTTACAAGTCACAGATCAAAAACACAAGGACGAAAGCCCAGAAAGAGAAAGGCGTAAGAATCATCGGGTTTGATCCTAAAACACGGAAGCTACGGTGGATTAACCACCACAAGGATGCAGCATGAATATATACTCACTGGTAGACGACATTTACAAGGTGGTTTCTGAGAAAGAGCCAGCAGAGGGTGTCGATCTGTACGACGAGATAGAAAACTTTGGTGAGAACTGCAAGAGTCTAATGACTAAGTTGTTCACAGAGGAGCGTGACGACGGACGCAAGCTGCGTATGTCTAACATCGGTAGAGATGATCGCTACCTGTGGAACGCTGTTAATAACTCAGATGTTAAAGAGGACATGACGCCTAACACCTACGTCAAGTTTATGTACGGGCACCTGATCGAAGAGATGCTTTTGTTTCTCACTAGACTATCAGGACACGAGGTGACAGATGAACAGAAAAAGTGTGAAGTGGCGGGTATCACAGGCTCTATGGATTGCAAAATTGACGGTGTTGTCACTGATGTTAAATCTGTGTCGAGCTTTGGGTTTAAGAAATTCAAAGACGGAAGTCTCGCTTTTGATGACCCGTTTGGATACGTTGCTCAAATTAAAGGGTATGCACACTCGGAGGGCGAAACCAAGTTTGGCTGGTTAGCCATGGACAAACAGAACGGGCATCTGACTTACCTGATGTACGATTCTGAGGACACGCAAGCGCCTGTGTACGACAAGATTTCGTACGATATTGAGGAGCACATCGAACGCGTAAAAAAGCTCGTAGAGCAGCCGGAAGCACCAGAGCACTGCCACGAAGTCGTACCAGATGGCAAAAGTGGAAATCAAAAGCTCGCAGTCGGTTGTTCCTACTGTCCCTACAAGCATACCTGCTGGCCCGGAGTAAGAACATTCCTGTACTCAAGTGGTCCCAGATACTTAACAGAGGTGGTCAATGAGCCGAAGGTCGCGGAAGTCTAAACTAGGAAACTTTAGGTCGGAGTTTGAAAGAGATGTTGCAACGCAGTTACAACCATTTGGCTTTAGCTACGAACCGTACCAGATACCGTACGTCATCGAACGCAAGTACACACCAGACTTTGTGTACGAGAGCAACGGACGAACGTACATCATCGAATGCAAAGGATATTTTCGAGCAGGAGACACGCAGAAGTATCGTTCGATCGCTCGGTCAATCCCGCGTACGCACGAACTCATATTTGTACTGATGAAGCCTAATCAGAAAGTGAGTAAAAGTACCAAACTTACTATGGCCGAATGGTGTGACAAACATGAGATTCTATGGTATAATATAGATACACTAAAGGAGTTGGTTGATTATGTCTCTGACACTAGAAGAAATTAAGGAGCGTCTGTTGCGGTTCTACGATCCCGACGATCTTCTAGAATCTCTACAGATTTCTGCTGAAGAAATACTGGACAGGTTTGAAGATAAACTCCTACGCAAACTAGACGAGTTTCAAGAGGAGCTAGAAGAAGAGTATGCGGAATGAGTGGACAACTTACACAGACGGAGATACAGAAGTGGCCTCATATAAATCTATAGATGACGCTAAACCAAACGAGTGGAACAAAGCCAGTAAGACAGCCTACGGAAAGTTAGCTCACCCTGAGGGACAACACGATCCAGTGGGTCAACCAGATCACTACAACAAGGGCGCTATCGAAGCCATCGAAGCAATCAAGGCATCTATGCACCCGCAGGAGTACAAGGGTTATCTCAAGGGGAACTGTCTGAAGTACCTCTGGCGCTACGAGTACAAGAACGGTGTTGAGGATCTACGCAAAGCTAGGGTGTACCTAGAGTGGCTCATCAAGGAGGTTGCCTTATGAAAGTGATCGACGGTAAGTTTGGTGATAAAACAAAAGAAGAGAAGCTAGAGATACCTACATCAGAGTTTTTATCTGTGTTTGTCGGCAAAGCGATGGCTAACGAGAAAGAAGGTAGGAAAGTAAAGTGTGCTGTTATTATGTACGAGGACGGTGAGATGTTTGAAGTAGCGTCCAACGAGCAGTACCCTGATGGGGTGTATATGCTCTTGAACATGGCATCACAGGCAATCATTAATGAAACACTAGGAGTAACAGAATAGATGGACGCATACCAACAGTACATACACAAATCTAGATACGCCCGATACCTGCCAGAAGAGCAACGCAGGGAGACTTGGGAAGAGACAGTAAACCGATACATCAACTTCTGGTCTGACAGGGGTGCTCTGAACGACTTTGATGTGTCTGAAATATTTAAGGCTATCCACGATCTAGACGTAATGCCCAGCATGAGAGCACTGATGACCGCTGGTGACGCACTGGACCGTGACAACGTAGCAGGGTTTAACTGTAGTTACCTACCTATAGACCACCCCAAGGCCTTTGACGAACTGATGTACGTCTTGCTATGTGGCACAGGGGTAGGCTTCAGTGTCGAGCGTCAGTACATCAGCAAGCTACCGGAAGTTGCGGAGACATTCCATGAAACCGATACAGTTATTAATGTTGCAGATTCGAAAATCGGATGGGCGAAATCGTTTAGGGAATTGGTATCACTGTTGTATACAGGTCAAGTCCCACGATGGGACATTAGCAGAGTACGACCTGCAGGTGCCCCACTCAAGACTTTCGGAGGCCGTGCAAGTGGTCCAGAGCCTCTCGTCGATCTCTTCAAGTTTACAGTTGAGTTGTTTCAAGGATCATCTGGACGACGCCTTACGTCCATTGAATGCCACGATCTTTGCTGCAAGATTGCTCAAATCGTCGTCGTCGGAGGAGTCCGAAGGTCAGCCCTCATCAGCCTCAGTAACCTCACGGACGACAGAATCCGACGATGCAAGCACGGACAGTGGTGGGTCGATGAACCCCAGCGAGGACTAGCTAACAACTCAGCGTGTTACACAGAGAAGCCTGACTTTGAGGCATTTTTAAACGAATGGACAAGCCTGTATGAATCAAGATCAGGAGAACGAGGTGTGTTCTCTAGAGTCGCAAGTCAAAAGCAAGCTGCAAAGAACGAGCGACGAGATGCTACCTATGATTTTGGAACTAATCCATGTAGCGA